TTACTGTTGTACACAAGTCCGTCTTTAGACGAGTAAGCTGCACTACCTGAGATTGGGTAGCCTGTTAGCTCGCCAATTTGTCGGTAGTCTTGCACGGTGAGCATCTGTTTGCGAGGTATACGTCGATAACAGAGAGCGTGCAGTGTACTGAAGGCTTCAAAGTCTGCTTGAGCATAGCTTTCGTTTTTGACTAACGCTCGGTCAATTGCTTCTGTAGCACCAGCCTTGGTAAAGGTGGTGAAGCAGATTCTATTGGGAGTTGTTTTTTCTAGGCAGTCGGTGAGTAAGTCCATCAAAGTTGTGGTCTTACCTGTACCCGCACTGGCTACGAAGATTGTACTAGTATTGGTTTTGGTCATTTAGGTTAGGCATTGGTATTGTAGGATCCATGTGCAGAGCAGTCTCATGCACCCGCCAGCATCTCACGTTGAGTCTAACTGGTTCTTTGATGGTGTGAGTTACTGCGTCTGCTTTAAGCACTTGCTTGATCACGGACAGTATTCTGTTATCTGGTAGGTCTTTAAAACGTTGTTGACTGAGGTAGTCCTTGAGGTCAACCATTCGGAAGTAAAAACTTTTGTTAGCTTTTACGGGTCCGTTCTTAATGTTGTTTGGATTGTCGCTGGCACTTGCACAAAACATAGTCACGTACTCCACGAGTTGACCTATTGGAGTCATCTCGAATGGTATATCTATTTGTGTGCAGTTCTTAAGTAGCAGGTTCTGTTGTTTAACCCAGTCTTCTTGTTTGATTGGTGGGTACTTGAACAGCAGTCGTTCCATTACTTTTTGATTGAACAGGTTGAAGTTATCAAACTGTTCAGTTGTAAGTTGTAGCTCAGAGTCGTCTAGTGTTAAGAACCACAAAGGTGGGTCACTCTTAAGTTGCATAAGAGATCTGTTGTTAGGCAAGAACTCTTCTCCACCAATGCCGTGTTTGCGCTGTCCGCATAGTTTAGCGTCACAGTATTTACACATAGGTTGGCTAGAGCACTGGTACTTGTAATCTTTTTTACTGTACGAGCTAATGAGTGCTTCTACTTCTCTATCTTCAAGAGGTTCAGAGAATTTCTTGTTGTACTTAGGTAGCAGGTGTTTCCAATCGGAAGGTTGAGCTTTCTTAAGGTATACGGCTACGTTAGCTAGAGTGATGTTTCGAGACTCGCTGTGCTGTGTGCGGTTTTCAAAGATATAATTAAGGCACGGAGGTCCTTCTGGTAGCTCTTCGGTCTCAAGTACTGGTACTTCTAAGTTGTCAAAGTCTTCTTGGCTGAGTCGTTTTTGGTTTGCTAGTTCTAGAAATCCAAGTGGGTCAAGGAACTCGCCGTCGTCGTTGAATGCATACTGGAGGGTAGGGTTGCCGCTGTACGGCATGTTGATCCAGTTGCCATACTTAGAATCGTCTTTGCGGTTGCTGATCTTTGCTTGCTTAGGGTATATCTCACAAGCTCCCTGTCCGAAGAATGCGCTGAAGGACTTTAACTTGTCAATTACAGATGCTGCAGATACTTCCTCGGTAAAGAATAAGTATACGTGAGCGCCACCTGACTTGGATCGGCATACAACAAAGGGTAGGTTGTGCGCTTTGACTTTAGCTACGATGTCTTCTGTTGTGTTGGTGTCTTGGTATACGTCAACGTCGAGTGCGCCCCAGCGAACTCGGTCTTCGTTGATTAGTGGAGTGCAACCAATGATCTTGTCACCCTTGAGGTGCTCTTCCCAGATTTCATTGGTCAGCGGTGTCTTGACTAAAAAAGATCGTGAATCTTGTTTGCCATCACGATCACGAGTCTTTCCTGTAAGGGAGGTCTGTCCGTGTACGGATGGGTTGCTTACGAAAAGATCGTAAAACTTAAATGCTAAATCGGCTACAGGTATCATTGGAAAATAAAGCCCCTAGCTCCATGTAAGGAACTAGGGGCGGTGGGGTTACTACTAGAAGTGTACAGCGGAATCTGCAACCAGCTTTGGTTGCTCCGATGTTTGTAGTAGTGGGGTGTCGGACGCAGTGTTATACGTCTCAGAGGCAAGGGTCAGCGTTTCTTCGTCAGTCTCGAAGTCGAGAACACGAGGTTCTTCAAATCCGAAGTTGAAGTAATCGTCGCCATTTTTGCTTGTCTCCATTACAGAAACCAGCTTCCATGCTTGGGCATAGAGTGGTGGTACAACGTCCATTCCGTCGTAACGGAAACGGTTGATGTCTGTTGTCAGCTTGCGGGATACGCGAAGCTGAGATGAGGTGAAGGGGATAACTGCTTGTTCCCATACACCGTTGAGCTTTAACAGCACAAACCAGTATGTGGTGAACTTAAGCTCGTTTTCTCCTAGCCATTCATCGTATTGACGCTCTCGACCTTTTTCGTAGTTTGGGCTACTAACAATGGTGAGAGGGTGATTACCTTTGAAACCGCCACCTTTTGAACGGGGAACCCATTCGGTATAGATGGACTTAGTGTAACAAGGGATAATCTCTGCGGGCTGATCAATTAAGCTTTGCGTTTTAGCAAAGAAGAGATCGCCAGACTTTGAGCCTTCTACGTATTCGTCTTTTTGTGGTTTGAGCTGAGGGCTCAAGTCTTGCAGGATGCGGATGAAGGGCAAGGAAGAACCTGAGTCCAGATTCTCTGTTCCTTGACCTGCTACTGTTGATATATCGAATGCCATGATTCTTATTTCTCTTTTCTATTTATCGGGTTATTTTCGCTCGTGTTCCTTGGTAGATACCAAAGGCTTCACGAGGTAAGGATTCTGCCAGTTCTGGGTTGTCCAGAGCGTCACGACAGAAAGACTTGAGAGTTGCGTGGTGGATACTGATCTTTGCATCAGCAGTCACACTAAACGACTCTTCAATTAAATCTTGTATTTCTTTTGCTAGTGCATCTTGGTCTCGTCCTAGTGTAATACTAAGTTGATTCTTGATGATACTATCATTGTTAGTTTCACGCAACCAGTCAAATGCAGTTTGCGGGTCTTTGATTCGAGCGTCAACGAAATCGTTAAGCTGAATCTTGGTGTCGTCGTTAAGCTGAATAAGCTTAAGTCCAACTTTTCCCATTAAGTCTGGAAGCAACTCTTCTGCTATCTTTTTACGATTAGCTTTGAGAGCACTAATTTTACCTTCTTCTTCAAGGATGTTTTGATCCAAGTCGTTGAGAGCTTCGCCCAGATTTTTAATCTCGACCAAGTCTCCATCAGGGACAGAGCTTGTATCAAATCCTTCGATTGATGCGATAGGTATAACGTCGCTTTCTTGTAGTAGTTCATCAGTCATTGTTATTATTTGGTTTTGTTGCGATATAGCCGACTCTTGCATAACCTGCAATGTCAACCCAATTATCTCTTTTGTTTTTGTTCATTTGCCTTGTCAGCTTTAAGGCGATCATTGCGAGGGCTACTTGGTTGGAGTCTACTGTAGTGTCAAAGATTACTGACCACAGTGTGGCAACTCTCTCTAGCTCTACTTTACAGTCTCCGTAGTCTTCCTGTCGGTCGCCTTGAGTGATGCTCAGGGCTTCTTCTAGTATGTCTTGTTCTGTATTTTGCATATTGTATTTGGTTAGCACCAAGTAGGACCGAGATCAATATCGGCAATAACTGGTACTTTGAGCGGTATAGCATTTTCCATGATCAATTTCAAGTCTAAACTTTCTTTTTCTGAAGTAACCATAGCGTTGATCTCATCGTGTACTGGCAAACGCATGTCAAAACCAGCATCATAAGCGTCAATCATAGCTTTCTTTGCTTGGTCTGCTGCGCTTCCTTGGATAAGCCTGTTTAGTGCTTTACTTGTAAAAGAACGTTGGAGTGGTTTGTCTGGGTACTTTCCTCTGGCTGGACCGTATCCTTTTACTGGTTTCTCTTCAAAGCTTGGTGTCCAGAAATCAAATCGTGCTCTACGTCCCATAATTGTTTTGATGTAGCCACGAGAGCTTGCAACGTTCATTGCGTTATCAAACAAGACTTTTAGGAATGGCGCTTCGCTATTGAATTTACGCATAGTAGCTTTGCATTGTTCTTCAGATATGTTGAGCGTCTTTGCCATCTTCTTCATTCCCATACCGTAACTGATGCCTAAGCATAACATTTTACAGGTATCGTAAGGGAGTCCTGTGGTTTTCTCGAAGAACGTGTATAGCTTTTCTCCTCGCTCGAATGCTTCTCTGGCTTGTACTGCTTTTGGCAGGGGTTGTCCAAATTCTCCGAGGAGTGCGTAGTGTACTTGGAGTCGTGGTTCTTGTGAACTGTAATCTGCTTTACACCAGAGTGTATCTGGTTCTGCAACGTAGAGACTTCGGATAGCTTTACCGATATCACTTCGCTTAGGGACTTGTTGCATGTTTGGGTTGGATGAAGATAACCTCCCTGAACGAGTGCCACCAGAGTCCGATGCAACCTGTTTGAAGTCTGCGTGGATTCGTCCTTTATAATTTTGGTTGAGAATGATGTCTTCAACAAAGACTTTTCGGAGTCGGTTAATGCTTCTTGCTTCATGGATTAGTTTAATTTCAGGATGATCGCAGTTGATTAGGAAATCTTTATCTACGGAAGGATTGCCTTTTTCTGTCTTAGGTACGATAAAGCCTAGCTTTTCGATGTGCCTTGCTAGTTGTACAGGAGACCAGATGTCTAGGTCAGAGAAGTGATGTTTTAGTTGTTTTTCTTTTGTTTTGAGTTCTTCGTTTAACTTATCAGCGCCGTCAACGTTAACAGGTACACCTTTCATTGTCATGTGGACAAGTACGGGTGTGAGCTTGCACTCCATCTCCCATACAGTCCATAGCTCTTGTTCTCGTAGGACAGGCTTCTGGTGTTGGTATATGTCCCAAGTGTTGCGAGCATCTATCTCGGCATACTCACCTACGTGACGTGCTGGTAGCTTCCACATGCCACCCTTGGGGTCTACTCCGTAGGCTTCTGCCGCTTTCTTTAGGTTGTCTTCAAACTTAGTACGCTTGAGGTATTTCTTAGATAGATTGTTGAGGCTGTATGAGAACTGTTCTTCGTCAATCAGTGCTTCTGCAATCTGTACGTCTCGCACTGGGCAATTGATTGTCATACCTAGAACAGCGAGCCAGCCAAGGTCATAGGCTGCGTTTGCAAATAGTATCTCAGTACTTTCGTTGATTACGTTCTGTACGTAGTGACATATTAGCTTTTTGTCTAGGTTGTCACCACCTTGGTGGTCGATGGGTAGATAAACTTGTTGATGCTCATCGGCAATAGCAATGCCAACTACTTTACCTTCTCCTCGTTTGTAAGAGGGTCCACTTTTCTTTAGGTTGGGGTCACAGGTTTCTAAGTCAACGGCAATGACTTTGTCGAACTTTGGTAGTTGTGCAGGAGGTCGCCAGTTACTTTTTGGCTGCATCACTGGAGGTAAGTCTAGTGCTGGTTTTTCGCTGCGGGGGATTTGAAAAAGGTCGTTTTGCATAATTATCTAGTGTATCTTTAACTTTGTTCCAGTGTTTCTTTGTTGCGGGTTTCTTCCATCCATCAGGACCACCATTGTGTATACGAACGAAATCTTCTGGTGTTGGTTCTCTACCTAGTCTTGTGTACGTAGCGTAGTGACTTGTGTACGTTATAAACATATCTATTGAATCATGTCGATTAAATGCGTCAATGTGTACGTATTTATCTTCACCTAGTATGCGGTTAACGTCTTCTACATAAATTTTATGTATTTGTAAGCAACCGTATGCTAGTCCATCATCGCCTACTGCTCGGTCATTGTTGTTGCTCTCTGTCAGAATCAAAGCTTGTATTAGAGTCATGATTGTTAGGGAGTTCAT